TGTGGACACACCAATACCAGAGATGAACGGGAAGCCGTGTACTGTCAGCAGCAAAGACGGCGTGTGCAATGACAGTGGCGAGTGCGTCGCCAAAGCCAAACCAGTTGAATGCGCGCCGACAGAGTGCATTGACGCGGTTCTTGGCAGTCCCACTGTGTGCATCAAGACACCGAAGCCCGATGGGACATCATGCGGCGAGTCGTTGGCCTGCGTAGGCGGCGCGTGCAAGCAGGTGTGCAAAACATCCGCGGACCCAATATGCTCCGACGCCAATTCGTGCACAAGCGATCTGTGCGATATCCTGTCGCCTGCTCCATACACGTGTTACCATGTGGGGCTTGTCGATGGCGCCCAATGCGCGCTTGCTGATGGTGTTGGGCATTGCTCATCTGGCGTCTGCCTCGAAGACTGACGCGTCAGTGGCCTAGATCAACTTCTCCAACTGTATACGTAACCGACGCACCGTGCCAGGACACTGCCGACGTGTCCTCTCCGTTCAATTGCACGTAGTATTTATACAAAGTGGTGTCGAGCGCCTGCGTCGGCGATACCGTCATTGTGAACGAGTGATACGCGTCATATGCACCGCCGGACGCCGTTGGGTCCACAAGAGATTCAAGGACCCCAGGCGTCCCCGTCGACATCTGCTTTTGGATTAGTTGCGCCTGCACTTTGGTGACCGGGCTCCCACCGTCGTCTGGGTCGACAAACAGAGTGATCGCGGTTATCGTGGCACCGTTAGGGAGATCTATCTCCTGGGTGCCGAACTGCCCAACACCGATCGAGCGTGAGATGTGGCTGGACGTGCCATCAGCTTCATCAATGATCGGCGTGCTGAGCACCCGCGTGAAACTTTTTGGCGTTGCATATTCGACGGTTCCGGTGGATGGGTCCACTAGCATCGCGCCGTTCAATTCCAAGTCTGAATTGTTGACGATGATGATCGTTCCGGTGCTTGTCGTCTGAATCGTGCCAGTAACGGACGCCGTGCCGGACATGTTCACGGCACCGGATATCGCGACCGGGCAGCCAAATGTAAAGGTATGGGCACCATTTACAGTGCTGGTTGCCGCCGTCGTCCAAGAACCACCTCCGACGGGATCCAGCGCCAAAGGCAACGCCGCATAGAGCGTGTTCATTTTGGAACTGCTGAGGACAGATATCGATGCCGTCTCCGGCGCGAAGGTAGGTAGAGCCACGTGATCCCTTTGGTGCTATAGACGGAGCGCCGATTGCTCGCCTGGATTCGGAAAATTCAAACGCGCGAATGCGCCGTGATGCAGCCTGGCCTCAGCGTCATAGGCTCGAGCCGCGTCAACTTCGTTGACGAAAACGCCCAAGTAGCGCTTGGACCCGTTGTGAGTGATTTGCGCGCCCCACTTCGAGATCTTAGCGAACCACCCGACGCCTTTGAACCTTGATCTAGACCGGCGTCTGGTTTTGCGCTGGTTCATCGCATTGCCGGTATCGTCCGTGGCTCGCAGATTGGAACGCCTGTTGTCCAGCGTGTCGCAGTTGATGTGGTCTACCTCGACGCTCGGATCCACGACGCCCATAAGCACTCTGTGCAGCGCTTCTGGTGTCTCGTCACTACCAACCGATCGAATCACGTATATAAGACCGGAGGACGGGCGCGCTGCCCAGTTTTGGTCCTTCAGCGCACCGAGCACGTCCTCGTCCACTAGAGTAAAGTACCCGTTTGTCAGACGCAACCACGCGGCGCCAGGCACAGGCATTGGCTCCGGGCCGATCGTCTTTATCCGGTCGTGCCGCGCCTGCCAATAACATGGCAGCCCGCAGAAAACGCCTTCGTACCGGAACCCTCCGACAGCGCGTGACACCTCAACGCCGCACGTCTCACATGCCCTTGTCTCGTGTTCGCCGAAGTAGCATCGGCGAGAGCAATACCGCTGCGTCATAACACTCGGCATAAATGGCGTGCCGCATTCAGCGCACGGGATCTCGGCGTACTTCGTCGTTGCTTCTAGGTAGCAGGTTCGCCCGCAGTATAGACTTGCGTTGCCATACTGAGGGTGGAATGGCCCTCCGCACTGGATGCACTGTTTCGTCGTCGACAGATCGTAGGCTTTACGTATCCGCTGGCATGGGTAGCAAACCGTCCTCGGTCGTCCGTGCGCCTTTGGCTCGCACTCGAAGTCCTTGCCACACGTCTTGCACTCAACTACCTTGATCACGAGGCCCTCCTGTCGGGCTTCCAGACCCCCGGAGCTTGGCGGCTCGCGGGGGTCACTTATTGGCGGTCAATCACCGCGCTCACCCCATAACACACTCACACGCTGGCTTGTACAAGAATGCGACGGGCGTTCAGTGGATGGGGAGGAAGTTGGCCAAATTGCGCGGGCGTGATACGAATGGACAGGAGGATTTATGGACACAATTGAAGAGAGAATTAACAGGCTGCACCCAACCGCGGACGCCAAGTATCGCGCGCACCTGCGAGCCGGATGCGAGGGCTGGAACGCGTACGTGGACGCCTATCCGACGATCGCTGCTCAGCCAGAACTCGCCCGCAAATACATCATCTTTCACGGGGGCAAGGTCTGCGGTACCTACGACGACTTCTGCTCCGCAGCGGAGGACGTCATCCGCGTCGTTGGAACACACGACGGGGTTGTCATCACAAGAGTCGGCGACGGCGAGCCGGTGAAGATATGAGCGTCGTCCTCGCAGACCGATCACCAGGTGCGTCGGAACTGCAATACTCGGGCGTCTTAGTGGATCTTGATCTGGAACGATTCCCCATCGACGGTGAACCATCGCCCGTTGTGCGGGTCAAGTTTTTCGTGGACACGGGGTCGACCATGTGCGCGATCCGGCCGTCGATCGCGGACCAACTCAAGCCGCCTCTGTACGAGCAGAAATTGCAAGCGACGGGCATCGACGGAACGGTGAAAGTGCCGTCGTTCTATGGGATTATCCGCTGCGGCGATCAGACCATCGGCGGGCAGATGACGATTCATACTCTTCCCAACGGAGAGAATGACTACGACGGCATCATTGGCCGCGACGTGCTGCGCAGGCTGGTGCTCTTGTACGACGGGCCGAACGGGCGTTACACGATCACGATGCCGTAGCGAAGTGGCCCAGTTCTGCGCGGGCGTGATATCTAAGGAGCGGAGAATTTATGGACAGCATTGACCAAAGAATCGAGAGCACGTTTCCCACCGCGAGCCCGAAATACAAGGCTGAGTTGCGTGCGTTTCACGAGGAGTTCAATCGCTACGTGGATGCACATCCTGCCCTGCTCGCCGACCCTGCGTACGCGGGCAAGGTGGTCATGTTCACGGACGGGAAGGTCGTGGCCACCTACGACGACGAGATGGTGGCCGCGTTCGATCGGGTGCGCGTGGTCGGTCCCAACAAGGCATGTGTGATCACGAGGGTCGAGCCGCGCGTGGTGAGGAAGACATGATCGACGTCGCTGATCGGTACCCAGGCGCCGCGTCTCTTCAAGAGTATGGCGTGGTTGTGGACGTCGAATTCTCGGCGATGCAAGCGGACGGTTCGTTCTCAGAGCCCATGACGGTCAAGTTTCTGGTCGACACTGGTGCAACGATGTCCGCGATTCGCCCGACGATCGCGCAGCAGACCACGCCATTCGCGCACACCGATCGCTTCGTGGCGTTTGGGATTGATGGGAAGGTCGATGTGCAGACATTCACCGGCATACTCGCGTTTGGCGAAGGAGACGGCGCGAGGAAGTCAGCCAAGCAGATGGCCATTCAGACATTGCCGAACGGGGCCAACGATTACGATGGGATCCTTGGGCGAGACTTCTTGCGCATGCTCGTTATGACCTACGACGGTCCAGCGGGGCACTTCACTATCGGGTGCCCGTAGTCTCCATCTTCCCGCTCGTGCCGCACAGCCATTGATTGGTGGTCTTATCGAAGGCGATCGAGGCGTAGTCCCCAGGCGATACGACGGCGAAATCGTTGCTCGAGCCAACGTTGAAGAGCCTCACATCGAAGTCGCTCGCGTTGCGGAACAGGATGGTTTTGGTTCTCGCGCCGTGGGCTAACGGTGGGGCCACGACGTAGCGCCTCGAGATGCTTAGCGATCCAGGCGCGGCGATGTAGCCGAGCGGAACACACGAGAGCAGCGCGTCCGTGTCTGGTAGCTGGACGTCCACGCGCTCATGCAACGGCACATCGGGCAGGACGACGCCTTCCTCGACGCGCTCTGGTTTGTGGAGCCTACACGAGGCAGCGAGGAGCCGGAGCGCCACGTCCCGCATTACGGCGGACAGGCGAACTACTACAGCGGCCACGGGCGGAGGAACACGGCTCGCGAGGTCCGCCTTGACGTCAGCCGAAACCATCTGGTTGTCAGTCACCATTGCTCACCACCCCGCTTAGGCGTCTTGGTGCTTGTGCTCGCCACGTCGTGCTCGTACCTGCTCCCGCGCTGGCCTGGCTCGTTCGAGCCAGTGCAGGCATTGTTATGGCTATCCGACCGCGGACAACGCTTATTGCCACAGTCGGGACACACGATCATCCTCTGCGTCGCCGGGTTGCTCATCCCCATCGAAGGATCGTCAAGGCACTCGTAACACCAACATGTCTCGAGCGTGGTTGAGGATGCCATCAAAACGACGACTCGCGAAAGTGACGATCGCACACGTCGAGGATCTCGCGTGTGAGCGGCGATTGCTCGTCGCGCAATGTCACAGGCTCATCATCGTAAGCGAACTTAGTGTCGCTCGACGGGATGACGTGAACCACGTACGGCAATGGCGTGCGGTCTGAATCTGGTTGGTCGTTCATGGTGTCCTCATGGTGCGGCGGGGAGTGCGACCAGCGGTATAATCGAGACCGCGCCGCGTGTCAGCCGGTCGATGGTAAACTCGTTCTTCACTGTCCAACTGTCGTGGTAGCGGTACAGCGCAGGGTAATCGGCGAGCGCTGGGGAGGTCTTCGCCTTGCGCGACGTGTTCCACGCGTTCGACAGGAAGCCGTCAAAGTCGCCGCTTTGAATGTCCGCGCTCGGGATACCAGGGATCGCCTCGCTCCATCCCGTCTGCGGATTCGTCTTGAACAGCATATACTGAAGGTGGCTGATCTCGTGCACGAACCACCTCGGACTTCGCTGTGGATCGCCGAGGCCGCTGATGAATGACCGGCTCAGCGGGTTCGTACCGAGCAGGTAATTCCACGACTTAATGAGCGCGGTTCTGTATTTCGCATCTTTAGTGACGCCGTACGCCACCATCAACGGATATGCGATCTGCTCCCCGGTGAAGAACCATCCGACGTTCTTCTGCACGTGCGTCGGGAGTGGTGAGCCGAACGGCGCATGGTATACCTTGCCGTCGTGCTTCATTGTCGAGTCGCCCCAATCAACGATCGCAGCGTACGCCTTTGCCTTGATGCCTGGGATAGCAGCCTCGAGACCTGGGCGTGTGACGGAGTAAAGCGCAACGAATGCTGGGAGCCACGGCCCGGTGAGCTGCCAGCCCCAATGTTTCATCGTCGCGAGGTTCGCAGGTAGCGCGCCCTTGATCCACGGGATGTATGCAGCGTCTCCCGTCGCTTGGTAGAGGCTCACCGCCGCGACCAGCATCTCATCGGCCCACGGTTGCGGTCCAGCCGTCCACGGGTCGTACCAGCCCGCGTCTTTCCAATAGGCGACGTCATTGCGATGCTTCACGTATCCCGAGAACGCACGCTTGGCAGCGGCAAGGTAAGCGTCGGACTTCGCCGCTGGCAAGTACTGCTTGATCAGCGCGTTGTTGTAGGCCATCGCGAGCGCGCCCGCCGCGTACAGTGTCTCCGATCGATTGGGCCCCTGCGTCGCGTCGTATAGTTTACGGTCCTTCTTGCCGGCGAGGGGCTGATTCATCTCGTAGCCACCCTTGCCGTCCTGATTCTGCGGGCGAATGTAAAACGGCAGCGTCCCATCCTTGGGCGTGCTCATCACGGCTTTGCGGAGCAGTTCTAGCTCGTAGACAGCCTCATCGATAAAGTCGGGCATGCCGTTTTGCGACTCGGGTAGGTCGAGCGACTCGCTGAGCGCCTCGACATGCACGGGGAATAGTTGCATCGCCGTGAGCATCACAGCCGCGACGTCGCCAACGTTGTGAAAGTACTTGCCCCTGTCCCCCGCGTCCATGTGCCCGCCCACGATGCCAGCGCGCTTGCCGGTGCTCTCTACGATCGCGTCGTCGAGGTGCGCCGATGGCCGTGTCCAGTGCGTCACGCTGGGGCTGTTGAGCCCGTGCGCCCCATCGCGTTGCATTGAGAGCCCGCGGATGAGAGTATACCCGATCGTGTTGTAAGCCTGCTTCGTGATCGCGAACGGGCGAGATGAACCGACGGTAGGAACGTAGACCCGGTACGTGCCCTCCGCCACGAACGTCGAGAAGTCCATCGAGTAGACGTTGCTCTTTGACCATGGCTCATTCGCGGCGAGCACATCCAGGTGAATGGGGCCCTCGAACACAGGCTGACCGGTCGCCATGCTGACGAGCTTGAACTTTGGTATCCCGCCGAAGTCGACCGAGCCTTCGCCAGTCCACGCCGAGAGGTAGGCGATCTTTGGGCCGTCGTGGAGGTAGGCGACCTGGTTTGCATGGACCGCATCGTTCGGCGCAGCACCATTAAACTGGAACGTGTACGGCCCCGCGATGCCAACGGCAGCGTCGACCGTCACCTTGTACGCCTTGCCATCCTTGAGTTTCTTTGCGGCTGGCAGCTTCAGGAAGATCCGGTAGGCGACAACGATCTTGCACGGGTCGCTTCCGAGTTTGTCGTATGGGGCGGACTCGGGGAAGTACCTGCGGTGGACTTCGATTGGCGTAACGGCTACCGTAAAGTCGGCGTCGTTGGTGCTCGTAATGGCGTAGCGCGCGACATCCTTGACATTGCCTTCATCGAAGGCGTCTTCGGGCAGAGTGATCTCGATCCATGACGAGCTGACATGGGAGGCACGTGAGATAGCCGGCGTTGGAGCTACCATAGCGCGCTCCTTCAACGGTGCAGCGAGCGACGTAGCCGCGGAGCACGTGACCACAGTGAGCGCTGCGCCCGCGACGAGCCCAATAAGCCATGGTTTACGAATCATCGCGCCCCTCCGATCAACTATCTATGCGGCGGATTGTACGGTAGCAACGCGTCGCCAAGATGCGCGTAGGCATCGGCGAACGCTCTCCGTTCTACCGAGTTATCCGTCAGCAATAGGATAGCACTTCCGTGCGGCGGCGCATCGCCTCGCTCCGCATGAGCGCCGTCAACGGATGGCAGACCCAGCGACACAGGCGCGCGAAGATATCTCACCCTATCGCGGAACTCAACGCGCGCAGCGCTTTCCTCACCGCGCTTGGATGGCGAATTACACCACACGGCATCAGCGTCCCATCCACGGCGGAGCCCGTCGTCCGACGCGGTGTATATTCGCCGTGCGCGAATGTATACGTTAGCCTCCGCGCAGGATGCCGGGTCGAGGCCGAAGTCTCCAAAGACCGCGCGCGCAGGATCGACAATCTCCGGCGGGCTCCACCATTCGGCGGAAGCGGACGCGTGTTGACCGATGAGTGACCGCTGCCCGTGCCTCGCGGTGTCAGCGATCACGCCACGTCCTCAAACAATGAAGCCTGTGCCGGCGCAATCTTCGCGGCGTCAGGATCGAGGCAATGCGGAGACAACCACAGCCGCTCGCGATGCTCGTTCCCGTTGCTGCCACCCTTCGCGATCGACGAATACCCACCGCGCGCTTTCCACGGGATACACCGCCAACCTGGGAGGTCATGCTCGCCTTCATATCCAGCAAGCACGATGCGCATCATCGGGTCGTTGCCAACCTCGCGGCACCACTCGGAGACCTCGGCGGATACGTTGCCCGAGCCTGCGCCGTAAACATCTTCATAACCTTTATAAGGCGGGTCGAGGAAACAGCCCGTGAGCCCATGTGCCGTCAGCGCCGAATACGAACGCAGTCGCTTCCAGTCGCCGCACACAATGCGGACGTAGCGCAGTCTTTGGGCGAGCGCGCGGAAGTAATCATGGAGGTTATGGCGCACATCGGTCGATGTTGCCCCTCGCCCTGAGCCGTTGTACAGATCTGGGATCTTGTGGCTACCAGCATCCCGCGCGATTGATGAATGCACGCCGCGCCCATAACCAACCCCCGTGCCACCACCACCAGCAAGATGCGGCAGTTGATCGCGCATCACGCCACTGTGTACACCGCGCCCGATCTCGTTGGTGCCACCGAGCGACGGCAGTTGATCGCTGGGGGGACGCAAAACACCACCGCTGGGAATGCTCCGTCCGCCGTTCCCGATGAACGGTATTTGGGGACTCGGCTCGCGGAACGTCTCGCCGTGGACACCCTTGCCAAGGCGGGGATTGCCTCGGCCATGCACAGTCCAACCGCCGATCTCTGGCATGCGATCGGATGGCTCTCGGAGCGCCGCCTGGTGGATCCCTTGGCCAGGCCTGTTTAAAAACGGAACCTGTTCGCTGCCTGATGTAGCGGACACGTCACACCACCCGCTCCCAATCCAGCAACACCCGCCCCATATCCACTTGCCGGCGACATCGGCGTCATAGAACGTCTCGTCTTGCCGCAGTCGCTCGATAAGATCTGTCTCGCGTGCTTGCCTTATGAGACTCCGATGCCGCGCGTGCAAATCAAGTTCCGCTACCGGCCAATCGCACACGTCGGCTACGGCCTCCGCGGCGTACTTTATTGCCCGATGCGCGTTCGT